AAAGCTGCACCCGCTCCCAAGCCCAAAGCTGCACCCGCTCCCAAGCCCAAAGCTGAGCCTGAACCCAAGGCTGTAAGTCCTGCTCCCGTTTCGGTTGTCATTGCTCCTAAACCGGCTGTCAGTCAGCCGGGGTTCCCCATTGCCATGACTTGCGACAATGAATTTGATTTGTATGTTGCGGGCAAAAAGGTGGGGAAAGGCGACACCTGGACAACCACATATGAATTCTCTCCCATTGTCAAAACGGGAGATGTCATTGCGATTGATGGAGTTGATAAGGGCGGACCTGCTGCATTCATTGGCGTGTTCAATGGCAAGGTCACCAAGCCCGCTGACTGGAAGTGTACAACTTCTAAATTCTCCAACTGGAATGAAAATTCGTTTGATGACTCTGCATGGCCTCGCGCGGTTAGTTATAGCAGAAATCAGGACAATAATGTTTGGCGGTCGGTTAGTGGTGGGTCTCGTCCAAAAATCCCCGCTGATGCGGAATGGCTTTGGACCAGCAACAATGAAAATCATGACCGAGTGTTTTGCAGATACACGCCTATCAAGGCAGAAACACCCAAGGTCGAGGCTCCCAAGGTCGTTGTTGTGCCCAAGGTCGAGGCTCCCAAGGTCGAGGCTCCCAAGGTCGTTGTTGTTCCCAAGGTCGAGGCTCCCAAGGTCGTTGTTGTTCCCAAGGTCGAGGCTCCCAAGGTCGTTGTTGCACCCAAGGTCGAGGCTCCCACCAACCCCAATGTCGGTGTCTCGTCGGCGTCGTCTTCGGCTTCAAAATCGTTGTCGGATTCCAAAGACGATGTCATTGGAAACGTGAACAACATGCACACTCGCATTGTCTCCATCATTCATGAAACTCAAACTCTTCAAAAGAGAGAAATTGAGCAAAATAAAAAGAACGTTAATTTCTCTCAAACCGATTTGGACAAATTCATGATGAAGCAAGACGATGAGCAGAACCAGTTGCAGCGCTTGCATGCCAGCATCATTAAGACGAATCAAAGCATTGCGCGCCACTACGCTCAGATGAACGCGGATTCGCTCTATTTGCAGAAGTTGGACCTCATCAAGCCGCAATTCCTGCAAACGCTGGATGCAACCAACGCCAATTTTGCCGCGCTTTCGGGCCATGTATCCAAACTGGCGAACGACGAGCACAAAAAATTCATGCAGGCCATTCTGTCCCGGTCCCAAAATCAAACCGTCTACGACACGCGCGACCTGGCTCAGGCTTTTCTTGCGCACTATGAAAAATACAAGCACGTTCTGCGCGCGGATTCTGATGCATACAATCAGGACTTGTCCAATTTGAAGGATTTGAACCAGAAATATGCATCCGGACAGACAGTGTTCAGCGGTTTGAAGGCCGAGGTTGCCCGTCTGCGCGATTTGCTTGCATCGTTGAAGAAAACCGTCAGTGCCAGTGAAGCCGAAGCCGAACTGTTTGTGCAAATTGAGAAGCTCATTTCATCCATTCTCTCGTCCAAGAAGACCAAGTTTGCGATTGATGGTGCGAACAAGGAGTGCGCCGTGTCGGTGTTGAAATCACACGTGGCAAATGGTCTAATCTAATTTAAATGTTGAAATTGCATCCGCATTCCGTGTTTATTTCCCATGATTATTGTATTTATGCAATTTATAATAACCATGAACGAAACCAACGAACAACAACAAGACACCCAACCACCGCCAATCCAAATGAAAGATTTGATGGACAGAATGGATGCAATTGAGAGAAAACTCGATTTAATCCTGTTCAAATTGGATGGAAGTGTGATTGAAAACTGCGACAAAATGAGCAACCACATTGATTTCATAAATGGCGTTTATGAAACAGTGAAATTTCCGTTGAATTACATTTCAAATAAAATGCACAAACTCACAAATCCATTGGGCAAACTGCCAATAACTGACAATGCCACGGAAAAATGAGGGGGCATTCATGAATTCATGCATTTGTCATTGTGTCATAAATAACTCATCCAGCAACGAGGTCATCGAAACTCCAGTCGGAAAAAGGACATGGTGATGCGTTTTCCCAAGGGGTGGCGCTGCTTCATTTGAAAAGGTCTCAAAGACGAAATGCTCTTTTATTTCCATTTTCTCTCTTTCCACATTTTCAACAAACTGTTTGAACGGCAAAAAATGATTGTTAAGGTGGTTGATGTCCTTTTCATTGCACATAATGTGCGCGCGCAATGGGGTCCCGTGTTTGGAAACGATGGCCTCCGAGCTGTGTTCCTCAAAATCATGCACGAGGTTCATTCCAGTCGCTGCAGTGAAATGATTGAACAAACTGTATCGTTCGATGTAAAACTGGGCATTGAGTATAAGTGCCTTTTGATTGAACAAGCACGCATAATGCAATGCAGGGAATCCGCCCGCAGATGACCCGTGAAAAATCACATTCTTATATGATTTCATCACATGTCCAATGATTTCACCGTAAATCTGCAAGTAATTCGAACCATGCGGAGACAAGAACCACCCCAATTCCAGTTTTTTATCACTGAAATCCTCTAATAATTTATCCGACATGCACAATATATTGTATTTCCAATCAAACCCCCTAAAAATTGGAAGCAATACCATGCCAGTGTGTGAAGTCGGGTCTCTATGCATTGCTCCATTAAAGGTGACTATCAGCCGTTCCGAGATGTCGTTTTTCTTGTAATAAAAATTGACGCCTTTGTATTTGTGGTAATAGTTGCCCGAATCGTTGACATCTTCCATGGACGACACATATTTCAATTTGAAACCATAATGCGACATGCCAATTTATGTATCCTCGTTATGCACTGTATGCACTATGCTCAGAGTTTATTTCCGATTTATTCATTTCATGAAGGAGGACAATGCTCTTTAAGTATTTTCGGCGAATTAAAAAAAAAATTGATTTAAAGGTTTGGACATAGGATGGGTATGCAGTTCATCACAACAACAACAACAACAACACACCCCCGACGACATCAATCAACACAATGGCCAAATCAGCTCAATCCGCTCAATCAATCATTTCCGGCGTCAGCATGAATCCTGACACCGACGTCAAATACGCAAAGGTCAAGGTCAACAATTCTGGCGGCAAGAGTGTCGGCATTCTCAATGCTGCGACCAATTCCGTGCTCAACATCCAGACGCCCCTCATGCTCACCTGGGGCGTGAATGAGAACGTGGACAAGAAGACCGGTGAGGTGCAGTCCTACAGCATGGCGCTTCAATTCCCCAGCGACGAATACAAGACACCCAGCGTCAGCAAGTTCTTTGCAGCCATACAGGCCTTTGAGGCCAAAATCAAGCGCGACGCAATCACCAATTCCAAGGAATGGTTCGGCAAGGCCATGTCTGCCGAGGTCATCGGCGCAATCTTCAATCCCGTGCTCTCCTACTCCAAGAACCCTCAAACTGGCGAGCCCGACCTCAGCAAGAACCCCACTCTTCGCGTGAAGTTGCCATTCTATGACGGCGAGTGGAAGGGCATCGAAATCTACGACTCCAACAGCATTGCGTTGTTCCCCAATGCGGAAGGCAAGACGCCCAAGGACCTCATCACCAAGGGTTCCGATGCTGCGCTCATCATCACTTGCGGCGGGCTGTGGTTTGCTGGTGGCAGTTTCGGTGTGACTTGGCGCTTGGTTCAGGCAGTGTTGAAGCCCAAGCCATCCCTCAGTGGCAGGTGCCACATTGTGCTCGACGATGACGAGCAGAGACGCATTGCCGCGCCCTCCAAGACATCTGCTGCTCACCAACAGGACGACGACGACCATGTGCCTTCTCATGTGCCTTCTGCCGCTGCTGCGACTTCCGCTTTTCAGGAAGTCGATGTGGAGGATTCCGATGAGGAGGAGGATGATGCTCCAATTCATAGAATTACATCCATTCCCCCAGCTGCCGCTGCAGTCGCTGCGCCCAAGAAGATTGTCGCCAAGAAGAAGTAAGCCGTGAATGCTGGCTTTAAAAAAGGCACCATGATGATGAGGTAAGTTCCTAAACCACAACAAAAACAATAAAAATATTTTTTTTCATTGTTTTTATGACAACAATTCAAATGCTTATCTGCGCCTGGCTTAAAAAAAGGCACCACGCGCCAGCCAATACATGTGGTCACCTATTGCTAGAATGCCTGCTAAAGTGATTGCATTGTAAGCAAGTGGGGGTGCATGCGGGCCGGTGTAGCCAATGTAGATGACAAGTGGCGCCACAATCAAAACATGGAACCATGAAATGAGAGAATGTGCATTTTTTAATAGTTTCAATCCGTGCGCAATAATGATTGCAATGCCCAAAAATATGAGTGCTGGATACATCCACGATGGCGCCGCATTTCGCCTGACCCCTAAATACAGAAACAACCCTCCCACAAAAATGATGTGGAACAAATGCACAATGACGGACCTATTCAAACTGAAATTCATTTTGCAATGAATTGTGTAGATATATTAATTCGCACACATTCCGGTCCATGCTCATTTGAAATTGTCGAAAATATGCTTTCGCAAGACATCGTCTGGAAACGCATGGCCAACCTTTCGCATGAACATGTATTCATTCGGGTTTGTATTGCGGTTTTCGCGCACGCTCTCTGCATCATCCATCGACCATCGGTCAAACTGATAGGGATTATTTCCATTCGGGGTGCGTTTCCAATCCACAAGCGTGGTTTTTTTCTTAATCACATTTTTCAATCGGTTTATGTTGAACAGCAGGATCGCCGCATAGCTTTCATCGCCCGTATGTCCGCTCGACACGATGGCCAATATGTTTTTGATTTGCTCGTTTGTTTTCGAGAGAATGACCATTGGGCTCAAGTCTTCATGACAAAAAATGCACCACTGCGAATGCACCAAATGCATTTGTTGTGGGAGCATGCGCAAATTCGCGCGTTTGACAATATTCGGATTCCACCATATTTTATCATATGACACAAATGAATGTTGCTTGCATTTATTGAATATCTCCACGAATTTCTCTGGACTGACCATGGGAACACACGATTCGGAATGCAGCGTGTACCATTCCGCCGGATGCGTGTGTACGGCATGGTCATACATTGACATCATTGCCTCCACCAACCACCCCCATGCCGTCGGACGCATGCAACTATCCGGCATAAACCATTGTTTCAGCCAATCCGACTTGACCCTCTCCTTGTGTGATAACGAACAGTGCGCCACAACCGCAAAACGGAACTGCAGCCTCTCCAATCCGGCAAACCATTCGCGCCAAATGTGCTCCTTGGTCAAATCACCGGTGATTAAAAAACAGAATGTCGCGTGATTCATCCAACTGGGCGATTGATTGATTAATTGTATTGAAACAACATTAAAATGCCCGCATTTTAATGCAATTAATGCAATCAAGTCTTCAAAAGAGGTGGACATGCACGCAAATCGGCGCTTTGTTCCTCACCTCGTAAATGTCGTTTGAACAAATGAGAGAAATTCCGTGTTTATTGTGTCGCAGAACAACCGTTTGCCCTGGAATCACGTGCAATTCCCTCACCGGAAGTTCCACAAATTCGGACTCATACAACGGTATGCGCAATGTTCCACTCCCTCGGTTCAACAGCTCCTTAATGTCCGCCCGCACGTCAATGTGCAGCTCGTTGTTCGCATCAATTGTCATGTGCTCCGGCAGTTCCGGCATGCACCGGACAATCAGCTGCTTATTGCTGGCCTCAATGCGATAGTGCAACTCGCTGTGCCAGAGCGGCACATAAAACGTTTGTCCTTCAAATTGCACCACTGAAATGTTGTTCTGAATCACGTCTTTGAGAGATGGTTTCAAAATGATGATGTTATTCTTCTGCATTTTCTCTCGAAGGATGCGCGTGATTTCCTCAAAAATGGGAGCATCCATTTTTATCGCTGCGTTGTACTGTTCCAATGTTTCATACAGCTGAAACAGCGACAACGGGTCAACTGAATCCAGCAAAAGGCCAACCGACACGGATGCATAGTCGTTCACAATCCGGTGAAACATCTCCATCAACATCGGGTTCATCCGCTCATCGTTCCTGTCATTCTTGTCATTTTCCGTTTTGTGTTTATTTGAAAAGAGAGATTTTACGAAATTCATGAAAATATTCGTGTATGTTTCCGTGTATTCATGCGAGCATTCGCTTGCTGCACCTGCATCGTCATTTGCATCCACTTCAAGCAACAAGAGGCGATACGCCGCATTCAACCGTTGGAATGCATCCGTTGCTTCCGGCGTGTTCCCGTTTTTATCCGGATGCAGTTTCAATGCCAAAATGTGATATCGCTTCTTCAGTTCTGTTAGCGAACAGTCCCGCGACACCCCAAGAATGGTGCGCGCATCCTTGACATTCATGTGTCGTGCACAGGGGGTTTAATTAATTGTTCTTGCACGACATGCGTTTATATGAAAATTAAATCAAATCATTTGCGTTGTTCTGAAGTCATTTCTGATTATATGTATGAAAATTCACATATAATTAATGTTATGTTTTTATTTTGGATGCGCGCATGCCTTATTTGCCATTATCATTTGCACACATGGTGTTCACCAACATGAAGACAAAATTCTCCAAATGATATATGGGGCGATAATTGTTGTTGTAATACTGCAAAAATCGGTAGGTGTTCATCAATACAGCAGACATGTCGTCGTCGCGCAACAAGCCCTTGCGTTTCAACTCGGTTATCAAAAACCATGCGCACTCATTCACATCAAAATCATAAATCAAAATATCATACAGCAATTCTCTCAATTGTGCAAACCGTATTTGTTCCACGTTGACAATGTAATCACACAGGTTGCTGAACAACTCTTGGCGCTTGCACGTTTCAGTTGGATTGGAAGACTGGTCCTGCATGACCTTTATGTTGTGCACATTTTCCGGAACTATTTTTGTCGCACCGGATGGAGCAATTTTTTTATAAGCGGCGGCGGTGGGTCGCGCAACCGAGACAATTTCGCAGCTGTTTAAAATGTTGCGAGGAATAAACCCGATGTTTTCAGTGATGAGTATGTATTTTAACCGAATGTGATTGTGGTGCGGCATGTGCATGTAGCTGTAAAATGTTTCTAGCAATTCGCTGTGAATGTTGTGAAAATATTTGCACACAATGATTCCCGTCATGTCTGGACGCGCGCTGATTACATCCACGATTTGGCTGTGCATCTCATTCCACAACAACTTTGACGTGCAACCCAGCAGCGACATGTCGACCTCAAAATGAATGTCGCTGATTTTTATGAAATAGGTTTCCTTGTTGTACACCACTGTCAACCGTTTTTCATATTTTAGATTGGTTGGGCTGTATCGACTTATGCATGAAAGCACCTGACTGTATTTTCCCGTGCCTTGCGGACCGTAAAATATCAAATTTTTAAGTTCGCTGAGTTTAGATGGAAATGCTGTGGCATACAGCGTTTTCAATTTGGGATGCAATGGTGTTGAAACCGCGTGTTCAACGTACTGTTCAAAATGGTTGTCGTTGAACTTCATTCAAATTTTGCACGATTGCACCAACTGGGTAATTATACACCATTGTTATTTATTTAAACACATTGCAACGCATATATTAAGAGAGGCATAACATGAGTTTTTTAATTTCACCATGCAGTTTCGATTCAATTCATTTGCATTTTGGCCCAACTGTCCGAAACAATGATTCGGATGGCAATTTCTCTCGCATCATTTATTCCACAAAGCACATTTCGTTCAATGGAGTTGGAATCATGGTTGACCTGGAGGATGTCATTCAAGATTGCCATTACAAAAAAACGTTTATACGGTTTGACCCACATGCTCCCGCAAATGCCACAATGGTGTCGCAATTGCAAACCATTGAAACCGAAATTCTGGAAAAATATGTTGGACATGTGGCCGGAGGAGAGACAATGCGGTGCGTTTATTCACTCGCCGAACAATTGAATGGCGGATGCATCAAAGCTTATACAAACGATGGTTCCGGCGACGACCCCCTCGATGACCGCGCACCACCAATAAAGCAAGTTATGCTGAAAATATGCGGCGTCCTGGAAACCAAAGGAGAATGCGGAGTTCTGTGTAAATTCATAAAATGTTGATTGTGGGATTGTGGGATTGTGGGATTGTTGAAATATGTCGCAAAATATATAATAACATCATTATAATAAGCGAATCTCATCAATTCATCCAATGAATTTCAACATATTGGGATACATTTTGATTGCACTCATTGTCATCATTTGCCTGCGCGTGTATCAGAATTCGGACTCATTCCAGCTGAAGTGCATTGTCTCCGACGTGGATGGCAACAAATACTGCGTGCGAGAGCGCGCCAAATTGGACATGGCCGCAGATTTGCTGGCACAATGCACCGTGAACATGAAGAAATTGGTGAAACACATGGAAAAAACGTATCCCGACCAAGACAACGTGAGACGATTGGTGGAGGGGTTTGACCCGCACCAAGTGGGTGAAACACTGCCCACAAGCGAATACACCGCTTATAGCGAGAACAAGGGCGAGAAGCTGGCGTTCTGCTTGAACACCACGAAAAATGGCACCAAGCTGATTGACCCCAACACGCTCATGTTCATTGCGCTGCACGAAATGGCGCACGTCATGACGGAGAGCATCGGACACAAGGAGGAATTCTGGAAGAACTTTAAGTTCCTGCTGCAAAATGCAGTGGAAATTAAAATATACATGCCGGTTGATTACAAGAACGACCCCCAGCAATATTGTGGCATTGAAATCAATGACAACCCCTATTTCGATGCATGAAGCACATGAAGGTAGTTTTTCAGGTTGTATGTTATTGTCGTGGCTCCGAAAAATGTCAGCAGCACTGAAAAAATGGACACGTGCTTGCTCATGTGCCCGAAATAAATCATGAGCGGTCCAATCAAAAACACATCCAGCAACCGGATTGTTTGCGTTTTTTCCCCATCGGTCGAAATGTGCCCTAAATATAGGCCAATAATTATGATGAATGACACGAATAAACGATTGTCAAAGTGCTTCATGCAAATGTTGTGGTTGATGTGTTATTGTGGCGGTATATAAAAAATGAATGCATTTATTTTTTTATATGAAAATGGGATTAATTTAATGCCGCTTTGTGCGACACTTGTCGTGTTTTCGTCGAGACACTATGGCAACCTTTTTGCCCTTCTTATGTTTGCGACTTTTGAGTTTGTGCAAGCGACGGGTTCGTCTTCCGCCGCCATTTGTTGGTTGTTGTGGTTGTGGTTGTGGTTGTTGTGGTTGTTGTGGTTGTTGTGGTTGTTGTGGTTGTGGTTGTGGTTGTGGTTGTGGTTGTGGTTGTTGTGGTTGTGGTTGTTGTGGTTGTTGTGGTGGTGGTGGGGAATGAAATGACTTTAATAAGTTTGGTGGGGATAGAATAGGGACAGGTGGCAAAATAAGTGGATTTGGTGTTCCTTGTGCAGCATTTATGGAAGAGACTGCAGTGTTTGCATCAGCGGAAACGAGCGCATTATGGAAGTCCACGTGTTGTTGCATGACTGCTAATTCATTGGGATTTCCACGTTCATCTACCCTAGGAGGTTGAGTTTGAGGTTTTCCAAAAAACAATGTAAACCTACTACCACTTGTGCCAATGTCTGCTGGCAATTGATACAAAAAGTTATATTGTGGTGGTGGTGGAACTGGTCCTTTCACAGTGGGAGTCTTGTATAAAATGGGGGGCTTGAATGCTACATCTGTGATAGGATAAGTGTATTCATCAACCATTATTGCCTGTTTCAAACCAACTATGAATGCGTTCGTCATTTTAGAATCTTCGAATAGCAACGATGAATCGGGTTGCGTGGGAGTAGGAGCAGCAGAAGCAGGAGTGGGAGCTGGAGCAGTAGCAGCAGGAGCAGAAGCAGAAGCTGGAGTGGTCGCAACAGCAGTTTGAGGTGTGGGAACTACTTTATTTACTTTCCCTTTCCAAGGCCAACCACCTTTTTGTCCACCACTTTGAACCATCGTTTCATTCACGCGAAATGGCGCCAGGTCAAAAAATACGCACTTGGCTATGGGTGCTTGATTGAATCCATACCACAGAATGCGCATCATGGTGTCGTTTGCCTTGATGCCAAGCGCAGTCGGATTAACCGCCGCGGCATTAACATCTTCGGGTTGCAGTCTCTCCACATCCAACGACAATGTGGAATTCATATCAACCCCGCCCGCAAACATGATTCCACAATAAGTCAAATGATACAACATGGAAGAAATGCTCCACGTTTTCTTTCGTTTATCAGTGCACACGGGCGCTTTTGAAAAATCGGCAGTCATGGCAGGGCGTTTGTGTTCCAAATTCAAACATCTCGTGGAAACCTTGTTTGTTATGAAGCCATTTTTTTCAATATCGCAATCCATTGTGATCATGTCGCGTTCGCCATCGGTGAACTCGGAACACGGGTGTTCATATCCAACCTTTGGCAATGCGGTCACCAAATCCAGCGTGGTCACTACACGCAAATAAGATATTCTTCCAGGCACTTTCGAAGCGACAGCCTGATATTCTGATGCTTTTGGGTCCTTTGCACACAGCTCGTTTGCCTGGGTCAAACAACAGAATATTCCTGCTTGTTCCTTCCCAAACACGCGGGGGGATGCAAGCGAACAACATCCAACATTGACGTCAAAAATGGAAGCCCCCACAATTCGAGTTAAATCCGAAGAAATTTGCTGAACATATTCCCCCGCAAATGCAGTCGCCATTGCCCCACCCAATGAATGACCCGTTGTCAACAACTTTATTGAACCGGGGGCAAGTGCCACGCCCGGATTCAATTCATTTGCCACATCAATCGCCATTTGAATGATGACATGAATCTGCTCCTGCAATATTTTGAAAATTCCAATCAATCCCGCATCGATTATTCCAAAAAAATCTGCTAATGCAGTTGGAGTCAACGAACTGGGACGCGAATATGCCAGCGCCGATTTTGCATTTGCAGTGCCGCGAAACACCACCCACACCAAATTAGGGGCGCGTTTGTCGCCAAATACATACGTGGTTCCATAATTTGAATCCGAAATGGCGCGAAACACGAGCATCGTATTGTCTTTAAGAACAAGCGCCGGCGCACAATTCAGCGCATCGGGCGTCAACGATGCTGGATTTGATTTATCCTCTTTCATTTTTCTTCTTTCTCCAAGTATCATGTTCACTTTCGCAGCCCAGGATGTAACGGCAGATGCTTGGCCAAACACATCCTTTGCCTCATTACCTACATAATTTGTTATGCAATCCAATGTCAGCGTGGTGGGTTTGGAACTTGCATTCAACGCATCCACGGCAACAACATTCAACCCCCACCGCTTATCACCCGCTTTTGTGCCAAGTAGGTCTAACTTCAACATGACTTTGTCATCCAGCAACCCCTTTATTCCTCTACTGCCGGTTGCTTGCGTCTGCATCATGGAAAGCACGCTGGTGGTTGGCAATGCGCCGCCACTGCCATCATCCGACCCCACTGCCACTCCATTTGTAATATTGCCAACCTTGTCTCCAAAAATTTCGGTGTACCTTCCTAAAAATTGCTGCGGGTTTAAGTATGACAAGCGTGAATACACCGCCGACCACCACGCAATGAAATAATTCGCAGAATCTGTCATTGTTTACATTAATTAAATATATTAAATTGCATGTTTTCATGTTGGCATTGTTTGCATTGTTTGCATGGTTCAATTGAATGAATACATAAGAATTCGGTTCATCCGGTCGACGAATTCAAGGTTGCATGCAACCGTGCGCGCCTGCAGCTGCACAAACAACTCCAGGTTTTTAGAGTAGCTAAACGTTTTAGACGCGTCATACAAACGTTGCATTTGCGTGTAGTATCGCGTCATTTCGTGCGCTTCTTCGGAATAGAGCCCATTTTTCACTAAAAGTCGCTTGGTGATGTAAAAACAATTGTGTTTAAAGTCCCATTGGAACCAGTGCTCGTCCTTCATGCGCCGCTTCCCCGCATCCAGAAAGGCACCTAAGGTTATCTTTGCATCCGGGTCCTTGAGAGAAATGTCCTTCATGACCGCGTTTTTAATGTGCGGCTCCTTCATTTTCAGCAGCGTCATGGTGGATGTTTTGTCCAGCATCAAATGCGCTCCGTCCTCCATTTCAAATATGAGACCGCAGTGAAACGGCAGCGCTTCTGCGTTCGCGCGCAAATAATCGGGCATGGACCCCGTGCAATGGTCCGATTTTGCATGCGCCGCCATTATTTCAATGAACAAATTGTCCAGCCGTGAAAGCGTGATTTTATTGTATAGATTGAGCAGCTTTTTGGGAACCCGGCGGTAGTAAAGACGAATCGACTTGATTGCCTTGTTTTTGTAGTGGCGCATGTTGTCGTGCGTGGTGTTCAAATACTCGCAAGAGGGCTGTAATGCCAGGTAGCCCAATGCACGGTTTGCCAACGACGACACGACGCGTTTTGCAATGTCGACCATTTTATCTGAGAGAAATGTGCCCAAAAAATTGCAAACAGACAAAGTGCATGCAATGATAATTAAATATACAATCAAGAGTGTCATGCTGTATGCAAATGACGCTAGACCAAGCGCATGTTGGAACACATTCGCCATTTTGTATTTAGTCGTTTCGTTCGTAGTTATGTTAATTGCACACTATATTTTGCGTGAAATTACACATATTAAATACATCATAATTTACAACTTTAATATAACAACATGATACATATACAACAAAGCCAATCAATCCAATGTTTGCGGCAATGATGCATGCTCAAAACAAATGGACCGGAGTTGCATTGAGAGAAGCACCGGTTCAACCAACGGTTGTGCAACCGGCCACACTTTCGACTTTTATTGGAGTTCAAAATATTACCGACAATGTGCGAGTGATTCATTTGCAACAACAACTTAACATAACTGCACCAGCCGGAATTGTTCCAACTGGATACACCTGGTCGGTTGTTTATGGCGACAATTTTTACACACTTCGGGTATTGTCAGGTGAAACAACAAATAGTGCAACATTTGCCACTAGTTTTTTATATCTTTTGCAACTCCCCAAAGACTGCCTCGTTCAATGTTTGGTCAGCACTTCAGACAGGGTGTATGAAATTCCATATGTGATTAGATGGCGGTCAGAAACTCCGGCCGCCATTGCAACCATCACAAACGGTGCAAACACTCACGTGAACAATACGACCAACATCGTTTTCACACAACAGCCCACAATTCAAATCGTTGGTGCCACAATCACGTCCTGGAGTTGGTCCGTGGTAAAAGCGAGCTGGCCTTCCTACACTGCATCTTCCATAAGCATTACAAATGCAAGCACGTCCACGCCGATATTTGTTGCAACCGTTCCAACCAATGAATTACCAGCATATTATGCAATCGCTTGCATGATCACGTATCCCAATCCACTGAATGGAAACCCCGTGTCAAACCAGGTCATTTCAATCGTTCATGTGTATTAATGGGAAAAACGTATCACACTCATACGTGCCCTCCATTCGCGTAATGCACATCTCGTCTATGATGATTTCTTTGTTTTCATGCATCGTCAAAAACTGCTCGTAAATGCTGGCGCCGCCTATAATCCAAACCTCGTCGTAGTTTGCCGATTCTAAATGGGCGAATAAGGCTGGAATGGTGGAGAACCAATTCACTTGGTGTTCTTGGGTTGAATTGGATTCGGGGTCTTGCGTCGAGAGAATCAGGTTGGCGCGTCGGCGCAACGGGCGCACGGGAATGCTGGCCCACGTGGAGCGACCCATGATGACCGCGTTGTTGCCTGCACCCGTTGTGCGCTTGGCAAAATGGGCCATGTCGGCCTTGCAGTGCGGCCACGGCAGCTGGCCCTTGTATCCGATGCCACCGTCGGCACACATGGCCGCGATGAGTTTGAATGGTTTCGATTTCATGATGAATGCACAATGCGCGATACATAATAAGGTTATTGCGATTTTAAATGTTTTGCATTGATGTTTTACTTTGATGCATTTGAAACAATCAAATACGAGAGAAATAACCCGAAGAAATTCTTCGAAAACAGGTCAATGATGTTGTATATCGTGTTCTTGATTGTGTAGGGAAGCACGGCCACGACTCCATACAGCGACCAAAACACCAGGAAATACACATAAATATTCACACTTGTGGGATTAACCTCGCCCGTCGTTTTGATAAATCTCTCGTAAATGATGTAGAAGTACGCAATGAACGGCAGAAACCCGAGCGCAACGCCGGCGACCAAGGGAATGGCGTTGACCTCGCCTAAATATCCAAACAACAGCATGAGCCAGTTCAACCCAACTATCTGGGCAATCGGTGTCGCATTTTCTCTCAGAATTTGAACCAACGAGAGCGATTCCTGGCTTGTTGATGCGGTTGCGTTTGCGTTTGTGCCCGCATTCAGGTAAATGATGTATGCACCCAGCGTAATCAACATGGTGGGCGTGGTGAGTGCCCAGTCGGCATAGCGCTTGGGCGTGATGTTTTTCACAGTGGCAATGTTATTGTACAGCCAAACATAAAACGCACCCTCAATGGCTTGAACCACGAGTTCGAGACCAAGGAGCTGCTTGATGAGCGCCATGCCCGGCGCCGTTCTCACAAAGAGCGCCGCCAATTCAATGATGCCAGTGATGACCTGCACCGCTATGGAAAAGAGCAGCGACGAGTGAAGCAAGGACAACGACATGCGATGAGTCTAAATTTAATAAATGATTTAATAAATATCTGTATACATTTTATGTATAAATAATTAAACATTAATGCCGTATGAATGCAAAATATGCCAGAATGACCCATCAAGTCATTCCTTGAAAAACATGGGAACAATAGGCAATGTGAATTACTATTACACATGTCCTGCAAACGCTACTAAATATTATGACGCAGTCGGCATCACAGAACATTATGATGGCGTGCTGTCCGAAAATAATTGTCGATGGATGTGGGTATTCGATTGCAAAAAATTTACTACAAAACATTTACTTGAAATTGATGTTGCCGTAAGTTTGGCCAAGTTAATTTCAAATAAATTCAGTAGCACTCTTGACGGCATAATAATTATCAATCCCACGTGGCACATATTCGTCATCATGCGATTCGTAAACCCATTTTTAAATGAACGTATGAAATCCATGATAAAAATAAGCCATGCTCGAATAAATGACAATGAATGCGAACCTTATGACGAAGGTTCTGTTTTGCTATAATTTCTCCGTATTTCCGGCACGAGTTTCGCACCAGTATCGCGTTTGGTGCGAATGTGCTGCATGATGTCGGCTGCCTGCTGCGGCGGGCAGCACTCGGCCAGCGCCTCGCTCAAGAAGGAAAGCGTGAGTGCCGGCGGTTGTTTCGCGTTGAACGCAAATTTCAGTGTGCCGTCCTTGATTCGAACCGTTGCGTGCGAGAGATTGTGTTCGGCGACATGCGTGAGAATGCTGGATTCAACCTCGTTGCGGGACACGCGCAGCTCGCGCGTTTGGTCGTTCGCTTGCTTGATGGCATTGTCCAGCTGCACCCAGCGCTGGATGCGCTGTTCTAAGGAGGCCATTGGGTGGGTGTATTGATTCATATATCATAAAAGATGTTTATATCATTTATTCGTCTTTTTTTGGTTCCTTGTGATAGCCTATCAACTTCTGTTCAATTGGTTTTCCAGTTCTATTGTCGGCCCCATTAGACAAACGTGTCGCCAACAGTTTTGCAAGTGCGCTCTGTCCTTTCAATTGCCTAATGTCGCTGGGGTCAACCGTGAAATGGGTTAACATGCGCCTCACATCATGTATTGCGGCATTCGGAGGCGCAAGTCGCGATGTTCGGTTAGGAACATGCGAAATTGTGCGAAGCATGCGACTGGGTGCAACATGAAGACCCAAAATGTGTTTTTGCTGAACAATGTATTCATCCAATTGTGTGCGAAACTCGTTGACGTTTTCTTCAAATTCAATTGGGTTATCGCTGAACAATGCTTCCGGAATTATGATGTGTGTGTCGGCATCATCATGATAGGTTTGAATCATCGCCGGCAGCGCAACATCTCTCAACATTTCAAGCATTTTGAGCCTGGCTTCGAATGATTTTTTAATGCGTTCCATTTCAGGCCGTATTTTGAAATGAGCCAACTGATGTATTTGAGAACTGACATGAGTATAAACTGATTTGCCTCTGCGTTTTTTGTGATAATATAAATTGTATAAATTCGCAACTTTTAATGCAAAATTATCCACATCCAATCTGAAATTTTCCATGAGTTCTTGCGGAGAAACAGGCGGGTCTGGTCGAACCATCAATGCTGAAATTCGCCTAGAAAAAGATGATGGTGCAAGAGGTGCAAGATGCTTCGTTTGAATTCCACGCACGAGTTCCTTTACGCTTGCCACACTCTCTTTCAATTCCAACTCGGCCTTACAACCATCAACCAAGTGGTGCATCAAATTTCTCAATTCCATCATTTCACTGTTTGCATAAAAGTCCAACATTTCATGCACGGTTGTCATTCTTTTTTTGAAATCCATTGGGGTGGCACTGTAATACAACACATGTCCGTCTCTTATGTAATCGCAATTGGGAGAATTGTCCAATATGAATTCGAATTGAATGCCAAGCGGCCCATGGGATTGCATGCGAGGTGAAAATAGCATGGCATACATGAGTTGTTTTGCCCGAAGTGCGTCATCCTGCAAATGCAACATGCCTCCACGCATTCGTGCGCGTTTTGTGCGTCGGTGCTTATGTTTTCCAAAACGGGGCATTAATAAATATTGTTATACAATAAACAAATATAAAGAAAATGCATTAACATATGATGTCGTGGAGAAACCACGACACACATTCGCTTCCATAGTGTAGTGGTTAGCACATTGGACTTTGAATCCAATAACACGAGTTCGAATCTCGTTGGAAGCACATCATCATCATCATCATCATCATCATCATCATCATCATCATCAAATGAGTTTTATTGCAATTTCATATTTTCAATGTAAGAATAATATGAAAAAAGGCACCAATGCGATGGCAAATGAAAATAATCGAAATTCTTAATGGGTTTATAATTTAAAATAATATATAAATTTATATAAATAAATCATGTTGTATTTTTTGGTTTACAATGACAATACTCACAATCATTATTTAGACAAATTATTACAATCAGTGAAAACTTATGGAAAAGAATTTAATATTATCATTTTTGAAAAAAAAGACATAGACATTGATTTCATTGAAAAAAATAAATCCATATTACATTGTTCTCGTGGTGGTGGTTATTGGTTGTGGAAACCTTACATCATCAATGAAACATTAAAAAAAATAAATGATGATGATATTGTTTTTTACATTGATTCAAAATATTATTTTATTGACCATTTTGAAAATTTGTATGTAGATTATATGAAAAACAACGACATATTGGTGTGGAAAAATAAACCGAATGAACCAATATGGTATATGAAAAACTGGTGCAAGATGCATGTAATATGCAAGTACAACATGTTTCATAAGGTTTTTGGTGAAAACGCTGAAGACTGTTGGGGGGGAGCTTTAATTGTTAAAAAAAATGAAAATACTATAAGATACATTCAAGAATGGTTAGATATGTGCTGCATTTATGAAGACATAACAGACAGTGAAAGCATAATCAAAAACGTTCATTTATTTAATGAGCATAGACATGACCAAAGTTTATTAAGTATCATTTTGCACAAATACAATATAAAAATGCAATTTTTTGAAAAAAAATATTTACAAAACGTAAGGGTTCCATTCAAATGATGGGCGTTTAAATTAAAAAAAGTATGATGTTTATATATAATTACATACATCAATAAATGCAGGCACAAACACCTCCAGTTCCGACATACACTTCACGATTTCATGGTTACGGTGCCGAACGTGGATACTCTGCGAGAAATTCTGGCGAGATAGAATCTTTTGTACGAGAAACACCTTATGGTGCAGGCAATGATGAAATTAATCACTTTGTTTTTTTAGCATGTCATGCTGCAAGGCCGCTGCACCACGTCGACTTGATTAATGTTCAAGGAAATCTTATTTGTTTCAACTACACGGGATTACCGTCCATTGGTGCAACTCATGCAACTGGTTATGCAGGTTCGCCCAGTTTGTTGCGAAACAATTTCTTTGCAACAATTTATCCTCAACATAAACCCATTAATAAAATGACATTTTATCACGACGTACTTTTGCCATTCAAAAAAGCAAATCTTGCAGCTCGCTCACCAATATCATTGTATGTAAGTGGCGAAGGCTATCAAATAGCTGATTTATATGTTTTGGGCAATGGCCATGTTTTTGCAGATGAAATTAATCATCACACCCGTAGCGGCCTTAAAGAAAATCCTGCTAGTCTTTACATGGTTTCGTTTGATAGAACTGGGAAATTAGTTGGCAATGGGTTGGTTGATTTGTTAGCACCGGACAGGTTGGCTGTGCTTCGTGATGTGCCTCCTCTTGGCATTGGTCTTGATATTGTTAATCAGTTTGCATCTGAAATATGTGTGCTTGCAGCAGACGGCAATATGACAGCCGACCCATATATGGTGAGAACAAATGCCGGAGTCAGAAATGTATTACTTTCTGATGTTTTTAATATCGTTAGACATGCCATTCATCCGTATTGGTATAATCCGGCTTTTAACCCTGCACAACAATTGCCGATTGAGGAATACATGAAAAAACACCTAGTATTGACTACCAATGGATGTAGATGCATTCAAAATGCACCTTTCTGTCGGACAGACAGCTCCAGTGATCCTCAGTCAATTTTGTATGATGGTATGACGACACGACCAGGTGGAGGCACAATAAGTCCAAGACCAAGACCAAGACCAAGACCAAGACCCAGACGCAAGTGCAATCGCAAAAAATCTGTCAAAAATAGCAAAAACAGAAATAGAAACAAAAAGAAAACACACCGCGCAAAGACCTACTAAAACGATATGGATTGTTGTTGCATCTTTCAAATATTATACATTTATCAATTGCAAAATGTATAAATCAATGTTTAAAGTTGGTGTTGGGTTTTACTGACCACCGCAGCCAATCTCGAGAGGCACGCGCATCAGGTCGGGGGCGATGGTGGTGTTGTTCCAAGGGCCGACGTTGAGCTGGGGGTTGGGGGGCTCCGAGCGAACCTGGAGGTTGGCGTTGCGCAGGGTGTTGCCAATGGTGTCAATGCCGATGAGTGCGCCGGCACTCAGGAGATTCACTCCCTTAAGGTCACCGGCACCAGTGGGGTTGAGCTGGGCCCACTGGCTGTTGACATCCCTGGGCAAGAGCTCAAGAGGGTCCACGGTCTGTTGGGGGGTGCAGCTGGGGGGAAGGCCCTGCAGGGTGGTGCCAGCGCCATTCGATGGCGCATACTGAATGTTCTCTAAACCAGTGGCAGGGTGAACATTGCCAATGTCGGCAGTGTGCTGGCCCGAAGCCTGTTGGTAATACTGCTTGCGCTTTTGGGGCGACAGTTTGTTGGGGTCAACAATCTCCATGCCTTCGGATGAGGACTTGTACTGAGAAAGTCCCCAATACAACACGATTGCTCCTAAAACTATCACAACAAAGTGATTTTTAAGCATGTACAACAAATTGTTCATTATGATTGTCTGTTATATAAAATTCATGATAAAATATTTTTTTGTTTTAACTTTTAATGTTGCATTGTCATGATTCATTGTCGTCGTCGCCACAATCGCCACAATCGCTGTAAATGTCGCTTTCATCACTGTCATCGCTATCTTCCAACATATGGGTTGTCTTTATTTGTTTGGCTTCTAAATATGCTGCAATTGCATTTTTCTTAAGTTCTTTTGCTTTCTGTTTTGCAATTCGATACATGTTGTAATACACCTCGGTTGGCTTTTTTAATTTGATGTGCATTTGCTCCAATCCTTCTAAAACATCTATATTAACTTCCTGCATTTCATGGATGTCTCCTTGAGCTGGTTCTTGTCCTTGGGTTAATTGTTGTCCTTGGGTTAATTCTTGTCCTTGGGTTAATTCTTGTCCTTGGGTTAATTCTTGTCCTTGGGTTGATTGTTGTCTTTGGGTTGATTGTTGTCTTTGGGTTGATTCTTGTCCTTGGGTTGATTCTTGTCCTTGGGTTGATTCTTGTCCTTGGGTTAATTCTTGTCCTTGGGTTAATTCTTGTCCTTGGGTTAATTCTTGTCCTTGGGTTAATTCTTGTCCTTGGGTTAATTGTGGGTCTTTTCCTTGGGTTAATTGTGGGTCTTTTCCTTGGGTTAATTCTTGTCCTTGGATTAATTCTTGTCCTTGGGTTAATTCTTTTCCTTGGGTTAATTCTTTTCCTTGGGTTAATTCTTGTCCTTGGGTTGATGGCGGTTGCTCCGTTTGCACTGCATTGAAGGTGGGTTTTCGGATGACACATGAATGAAACATGGGGACATTCGACACAAGCAACACTTGCTTAAGTGCCACTTCAAATTGAAAACTTCTCGATGTGAATTTAATGCCTTGAAATTCAAGAACCGCGTACATTTGGTTTTCTGCCTTAATGTGGTCAATTGAGACCGGCCGTTCATTCTCATCAAACACCGAACAGGACTGCATTCCTGCCAAATGTTTTGAAGGTTGAATATGAGCACGTATGAGATAATGCTTTCCTCCTTTATAAGGACGAACCGGAGATGTGAACCCCGCCTCAATGTCCGATTTTTCTATGTCGCCACTGATCCACACATTTCGCTTTTCGTAAATCATGCGAATCGCGTCTCCTTCCAACGCTTCTAACCACTCCAAAAACGCCACATCGTGGTTGCTGAACATCAAATCAATGTAGGGGCGCTTCCCCTGCACCACTGCCTGGCGCGACATGCATTTGGGGGTTTGGATGTAAAGAGGGGAGTCCTTGTAATACAGCATGGCAAAATAAGCCCCGCCTTGCAGACCATTTGGTGGTGCCAAATGCAGACGGTTGTGTTCAAATTCCGCATTGGGTAAATGCACTTGCTCTGACATGAATGGATGACGATGAATTGAGGAGGATGGTGTGATGTGCGGTTTGCTGTTGCAGCATTCAGAGAAAATAAACACGCAATAATGACGTATATTTTTTAGCATGAACATGTAAAAAATACGGAAGCACATCAAACCAAAACATTAAGGGTCGCGCAAACACAACCACCTCAACAAACCATGTCAATGATGCGAGAGAAAATCATTGACCAGTGTCTGCAAGTCATGAAACGCGATGATGTGAAGCAGGAGCTGAAACAGCTGTTTCATCCGGTCATTGATTTAATCATGCAAGAAATTTATCCATACATTTATTTATCCGTGATATTCGTCATCATAAGTTTCTTGCTGACGCTCGGAATATTTGTCATGTTGATGCGCACCTCTCTGTTGCGAAATGTTTCCATTCCCACTGCCGCAATTAGCTCGTTTGAGGGGGTTTGATGTCACGCTTGGCATCATCCGTGGGCCTCACTCGCATGTTCACAAAATTGGTGGCAACAATCCACGCATGTGGCATCATCGCAAAGAGCAACCCGATTAGCCACCTGGTGGAAACGTTGGACTGATTCAGGTTGATGATGTAGTTCGACATAAATAGGTATAGAATGATTATTTGAGAAAATATCCAAAATGTAGCAGACTTGGGCTTATTGTCGTCCTTGTTGGTGTTGTCAATGATTTGGATGTACATGGCATTGAAAACGATGGACGCTGAATACAACCCAATCATCAATACCACAACAAAAATGCCCATTTTAGGCAATTCGCCCGCACTGGTGGGTGACATGAGAACCCACAGCATGCAGCCTAAATACAAGACCATGCACGAATCCTGAATGATGGAAGAAATGGCGGTCATGCTTTCGCTGGATGCAATGTCCATCACCCATTTAACTATATATCCCGCAATCGGAAAATATTGCAATGTTTTCAACACTGATGCACTTGTTGAAGCCATTTGAGAGAAATGAGGTGGTTATTGTTTATTGTTTATTGTTATTTGTTATTTGTTATTTGTTATTTGTTATTTGTTAAATGAACACTTATACTAATGATTAGATATTTTTAAAAATGTCAAAACAAACCATCACATCAAAAACATCGCATCAAATAAAGTATTAAATAAACATAATATATAAATAATACAATTGAATTAAGGAACAATACCAATCATGAGCAAATATGTGCTAAAAAATGACCATCCGTTAATCTCAAGGGAGCAAAAATTCTCAATCGACCGAAAGCTGCTGACCGTGCATTCCGAAGACCGTGACGCAAGCAAGTGGCCCAATGCAAACCATTTTGAGCTCCAATTGCCACAAACATACACCAACGTGGAAACGATTGCACTGGTCGAATACAACTTTCCCATTTATTACTACGCATTTTCAAATCAAAATCAAAACACCATCATCACCGTGTATGTGGATATCCTAGGTTCGTGGGGACCCACCCATCCACCACTAAAAGTCAGCATTGAGCCAGGATTTTATAGCCCGCAACAACTTGCCACTGAACTGCAAAACAAGCTCAACCTGGCAGTGCAACAACTGGACACATCAATTTCCAATTACAACAAGTTCCGGGTGTATTACGACGAAGTCCGGCAACGACTGCTGTTCGGCAACACATCAGACCCATTCGAAATCATCTACAATGCGCCCGAAAGCTACGACAGCACACCCTGCCATGCATGCCCGCCATCCACCCAAACAGGACAACCAATCAGCGACCCAAAATATCCAAAATGGTGTCAAACCTCCAAATGGTGCCAATACACCAATTGGGGGCTTGGATACAATTTGGGCTTTGTAAAATGCCAGAGTGGAACCAACTCGAGCGCTGCCTCGCCTGTTGTGGGTGACCAGAAGGTTTACTACGTGAATTCCAGTTCGGTTTCCATGGGAACCACGTGGCTCCCGGTTGGAACCGGAACGGGCTATGTGCTTATTCCGCCAAACCCACCCAGCCTAAACGGCGATGCATCCATGTACATGGAAATTGACAAGTACAATTACCAGGATGAAATGCAGCCGTATTCCGAAAACACGAACAACTGCCGAAACAATGATTACAATGGAATCGTGAATGCGGCATTTGCAAAAATTCCGATTTTGACAAAACCCACTAAAATTATCTCCAACTTGGAATACCAGTTTGGATATGAACCCCAGGACACCGCGGAAGGCATGAGCTCGTTTTTTCCTCCGTTGGACAAATTGAGCAAGCTCAAATTCAAGTTTCGTTATCATGACGGAACCCTGGTGAATTTTGGCGGGCAAAATTTCAGCTTCACGATTGCGCTGTATTGCTACCGTGACGAAATTGCGCGGTCCAAGAGTTTGCGCATTCCTTTTATGTCGCCGGGATGAACCAGGGCAGTCAGGCAGGCAGGCAGTCAGGCAGGCAGGTTCATTTCTTTTTCACGGGAGTTGTTGTCGACCACATCTCTAATATTCGCAGGTCGCACGTTTTCCAGTCTTCCTTGAACCCGCGCAAGGACACGAATGCGGGCGTCGTCATTTTGGGATTTTTATAATAAATGTAGGGGCCATACTGTCCAGTCCGCACACTGGTGCATGCGTTTATTTCGCGCAATATGGATGGATTGGTTGCCGGCGTGGCTGCATTGGTTGTGGTGGCACTCGCCGATTCAATATGGCGCACTGCATCATCGTATGAACACGCAACCGCATCCACATCGGTGTTTGCAGAGTCTGTTTGGCCTTTGGATTTGAGATGATTGAGAGATTTCTTGTTGTCGCCCCAGGTTAAATAAGGTCCATATTTGCCGGTGCGTAAAAATAAGTCGACCCCTTTGTATTTTCCTAGAAGTTTACATAGATTTTTTTCAGAATTTCTCTCAGATGAAATTTCACTCAATCTATTTGAACCGTTTGTTTCATCATTCGCTACCCGTTTAATCGTCTTCATTGTTGCGGTTGTTGCGGTTGTTGGCAGGCACTTGGCATTCAACCCCTCGTTCAAACGGTCCACGCACGACAGGCATTCACTGCACACATCCCCCCACCGTTTTTGACCGGATGAAACCAAGTCCAGCTGGTGCTCCATGCGCTTGGTGTAATCATAATCAAACAACTCTGCAAAATGGCTGCACAAGAATTCCACCACCGTGCGGCCGAGCGGTTGGATGACGAGGCGGTTTTTTTCATTCCCGAATTCTCGCTCTTCCACCGACTGACTGAGAACGCCGCCATCCAGCTCGAAATTGATGCAACCCACGCGCCGCCCCGGCACGTCTTGTTTTGCAACATACCCGCGTTCCTGTATTTTATGCACCAGGCTGGAAAACGTGGAGGGACGCCCAATGCCGCGCTCTTCCAAAACACTGACAAGAGACGCCTCCGAGTAATGCGACTTCAGGTCGCGCACCTGCATGCGGGACTGCAGTTTATTGTATTTGATGACGGAATTCGGGACAATGGCTTGCAGCAGCATCCAGCGATTAACTGCATCATCCGATTTCGACTGCGAAGCCACAATGCGCCAGCCCGCAAACTCAATGCGTTCCACCGAATGCCGGTAGTCTCTTTCATCGGGCGCTGAAATGCAGGATGTCAGGGTGCTCCCCGTGCACGGGGCCATGCACGTTTCTGCGGAGTGGCGCCAAATCATGCGATACAGGCGCTGTTCCTTTGCGGTCATGGTGTCGGGCACATCCACACAGTGCAGGGACGTGGCATGCACCGCTTCATGCGCTTCCTGTGGTTTCACATCCTCCACGGCACTCTCCACGGCACTCTCCACGGCATCATCCGCCACTTCAACCGGCTTCATGGTCTCTCGTTTTTTTTTCACCACAATGCGTTTCTTTTTTTCGGGTTTGACGACACTGCCGTCAACCTCCTGTCGCTTGGCGTCCTCCTCTCGCTTGGCGTATTTTTCCCCCCATTTTTCGGTGATGTAATCGCGGGCGTGCTGCAAGAACGGCTCGGAATACGCGCGGCTGTCGGTTCGCGGATATGTTATATACCCCCCTTCATACAAATGCTGACACGCCAACATGGTTTCCGCCGGCGACAGGTTCAGCTCGTTGCTGGCCTGCTGCTGCAATGCCGACGTGGTGAGCGGTTGAGGCGCCGGTTTTGAAAACGGCCGCACTTCTGGCGCGCGAATGGTGTGCTCAAATGCGGCAGATGCGAGCAAAAATGCGGAACACGCTTCGGCGGCGTCGTGCCCCTTGCTGAGCTCGTATTTCAAATTCAGTTTGGTGAAGTAGCCCACCGTTTCAAACACAACGCGTCCTTCGGCGGCAGCATCAATGGCGCACTGATTGTCGTAAATCAGGCGCAGAGCAGGCGTTTGACACCTTCCCGCCGATAGCGCGGAGCCTTTCGCTTCCACCTGAACGTGGTTCCACAGCGCGGGCGTGATTTTGAACCCCACCAACATGTCCAGCGCTTGTCGGGCAATTTGCGCATGGACCGCATCCATGTTGAGCAGCTGTGGCGACTGAATGGCGCGCTCCAGTGCCGGCTTGGTAATCTCGTTGAAAACCACGCGCCGGGTGGTGGCAATCGGCAGGCCAAACAAACAACACACGTGATACGCAATTCCGGCGCCTTCGCGGTCATTGTCCGTCATGATATACGTTTCCTTGCACTCCGCAACCAGCGCCCGTATTTTGTCAATCTGTGCTTTCTTGGAATCCACAATGTGAAACTGCGGCACGGCGGCAAACGTGGTGTCAATGTCGTTCAATGAAGTGAGTTCTTGCAGATGACCAAACGTGGCCGCGCACACGTACTTGTCTGCTCCCAAATGGCCCACGATGGTGCTGCATTTCGCGGGAGATTCCACTATGAGGAGGATTTTATTTTTGTTGCTCTTTTTTGAATTATTTGAAAATGACGATGCTGACATGGACCCAATACGCAATGCATATAATGAAATGCATTGCATATATTTATATTGATTTCGGGGTTCTGCTTTTGTATCAGAACATGGTTCGAAACGAGCCGGACCGAAACAGGCGGCTCTTAAACAACGACATCGACACAGGTGGGTTTTGTGGTTGGGGGATTGGCAACGGCGCAGTTTTTGCGCCTACGTGCAGTTTCATGTCCATTTTGGGTTTGAGGTCAAACAGCGGAACGTCGAATATGAGGCTCACCCACGCCACAAAATTGGACACCCACTGGTATATTGAGTGCGTTTTGATAACCCTGGAATTTGCTAGCAACATGAAATCAAACATAGTTTCTCTCATTTTGTCAATGTCATGTGCATTCGGAACCGCCAAATGAATCGGCTTCGTTGGAATGATGCGATGACTTAATTCTGGACGTATCGAGTTGCGCAAATATGTTTTAAATGTCAAAGAGTCCGACATGATGTATAAATTAGGAATTGTTGCCAGTTGAACATCAATCATGGCACATAATTTATGGTATTGTTCAACATCTGATTCATTGTCATTTAATTCTTGGTCCCCCAATCTGAAATGCGCGATTGAGTAATTTCTGGAAATCCGAAACTTGGCGCACATCTCATTAAAATATTTCTTAAATTCATCAGTTGGTGTCAGCAAACGACGCATGAATCGTTTGCAATCGATTGATAGTGACTCATTTGGATATGTATTTACCACTATCAATAATGGCATATTATGCATTAATCTACATTTTATGAATGATTCCATATCCTTTGGTGCCGTGTGTATCATATTGACGATTTTCGATTTATGTTCCATGACATAATTTGAATACTTGTGCGGGTGTGAAACCAACAATTTCGAAACAGGATGCAGTCGTGTGTCCACAATCAATTCGAACTTCAGTTTGTGAGAGAGTTGATGCAAATAAATAGTTCCACGCAATAAATCCCCAAATCCTGCATCCATGTGTTGAGACCACACCATGATGACAACATTAGACATGTTGGCTTGCCGTTGTGTTTATATATTATCAGTAAATAAATAAGAATATATTGCGCACATCTTAATGTATTAAGTAAATGCATTCAGAATGTAATTCAATGATGTTTGCGCATGGAACGACGAGAACGACGAGACTTGTGACCGCGACGAGACTTTTGACCGCGACGAGACTTTTGACCGCGACGAGACTTTTGTTTGTGGCCGCGATGCTTGTGTCCACGACGAGACTTTTGTTTGCGTCCACCAGCAGATTTTCTTAATTCACACATTTCGGTTATATTCGCACGATATGGTTCAAGCACCAGGTTGCTGATGTAATTTGTCAACTTATCAACATTACATTCACTTTTACATATAAAATTTCTCAAACTATCTACAAACATCTGATTGCTTTTCAAAAACTCGACATATTCATCAGTTGGTATACTCTTCACAGTAGTAATTTTTGCAAGTAATATTGGATTCCACGTTGATTTAAAATTAACACGAGAACCCTCTCCAGCTCTAAGTTTATCCAAAATTGGTTTAACTGTTTCTCTATTTAACAATGTTTCAACGATTGTATCCGGGTTTGACTTACATATTGTATTGCATATGGGAATCATGTCTTCTGTGATCTGCTGTGCCAATTCATTAACAATATCTACATCGGGTTGTACAAAATCGAGCCGCACAGGTGGTTTTTTTAAATCAATACTCATATTTTTGTCCTTTATGTAATACACAAATATTAATTTTAAAGTTGCTCGTTTTGTTTGGCCTTGTATTGTTTCCACGACACCTTTTTTGCAGGCGGCAATGACGAAGAAGAAGACCCGGAATTGGAATGCTGCTTGTCCAGCTTTTCCGATTTTTTCAGCGCGCTGTCAATGTAAATTTGTTTGAGCAGCTTGCCGACTTCAACGGACGCCTCGTGCTGGTCCACTTTCCCGTCTTCAATCATTTTTAGGACGCCCAATAACTTGCCTAAAATGGCCAAATCAATCTCATCCTTTTTCACCTTGTTGAATATGTCGGTGTAGTTATTGAACAAAAAGGTGCACCGATTTACGCACATCATGTCGAACTGGTCGGGGTTGGTTTTAGCCAGACGCGCGTAGTCGCGCTTCAAATTGAGCAGCGTGGCAACATCCGCGTGAATAAGCATGCTGTGTTTCAAGTCGCGGATTTGCGAAGTGTTGTCGGCGGCATCATTCGCCTGAATCATTTTCTCCAACTGAAGGCGGTCCAAGCTGTTCATTTTTGCAAGTCTGTTATTTATAATAATATAATAATACTTTCAATGCTACGATTTTAAATGCTTTTTAAAAAATATAGTTATATTGCATATCGCAATACATAGCTTAATTATGACAAATCCAAACCCAACTCCAACAAATTCAAACCCATACGGACATGTGGTTGTGAAACCGGTTGTGCCCAACACAACCATTAACGCATCAATGCCTGCCCCCGTTTCCACCATGAATCGCGAAAGCATCATCGATAGCTCTCAAAAACAAATCGCAGATCACAATGCAATGGTGTTGCACTATTCAGGCCGAAGAATTGGTGGTTATAAGCGGTCTAAGCGAAGCAAGCGAAGCAACCATAAAACCCGGTCTAAGCGAAGCAACCGGTCTAAGCGAAGCAACCGGTCTAAGCGAAGCAAGCGAAGCAACCGGTCTAAGCGAAGCAACCGGTCTAAGCGAAGCAACCGGTCTAAGCGAAGCAACCGGTCTAAGCGAAGCAAGCGAAGCAACCGGTCTAAGCGAAGCAATCGGTCTAAGCGCGGTGGCGAGAACCCAACTCCTACGCCATCTTCTAAACCTGTTCCTGTCCCTCAGTTCGCTGGCGCCCACAACCTTGGTGCAAACGCGAACAGTTTAACCGGAAATCATTTATTAATGAAAACTGGTTCTCAATCAGTGTATGATAACACCAATGCACCACCCTCAAACACTGTTTTGAATGCATAGAATGCATAGAATGCATAGAATGCATGGAATGCAATAAATCCAAATGCAAAATAAAATTATATTTGGATTTAATAGTGATATAAATTGATACAATCAAATGTCAATTGAAACTGATGTCGATGTGGGCGTGTCAAAGGCAATAGCAGTTCCCAACGAGTTTGGGTCTGACCCGCCATCTAAATTTGCAACATATCTTCAAATGCTGTTAATTGTTGCGTATTACGTCGGATTGGACGTTGCCGTATTTGCACTGATATACATTAAGGGTGTGAAAGACAATTGGCCGTTGTTCAAGTGCAGCCCCATTTACATGATGACCGCATCATTTTTCGGATACGACACTGAAACCAACTTTCAACAGTGCATCCAAACCATGCAGACTGGATACATGTCCGTTTTGATGGAGCCGGCAAATTATATAATGTCAGTTGCTTCTGGCGCAATCGGAGGCATAACGGATGCATTGAATGATGTTCGCGAATTCATTGACACTTTTAGAACCAAGTTAACAGGAGGCATTCAAAACATTTTTGGCGTGTTCTTGAACATGCTGGTGCAGATACAAGTCATGGTCATCAAAATGAAGGACATGATGTCCAAAAACATCGGCATCATGACGACGCTGATGTACACCATGGACACCAGCGTGCAAACCATGGAAAACACGTGGGCCGGCCCCATTGGAAAAGTGGTGCGCGCGCTTTAATTAAGGAGAGTGCCTGCCAACCGCGGTTTGTTTTGCAAAATGCTTGAAAAACAAATAATGACAAATAATAATAAGAGGACTGCTATTCATTTATCCATTCATTCACGCATGAACCAACCCGCAAACGCTGATGCAAATGCGGATGCAAATGCTGATGCAAACGCGACAGCGGACGTGTCCTGGTTCAAATTCATGTACAAAAACAAAGTTCACGACGATTACATGAGTGCCATTGCATGGTCCACAATTATACTTTTTGCATACGCGTGCATGTATGCTTATTTAAAAATACGCACCAACGCGCAAATGATACGAACCAACTGGATTGAATACCGCTGCAATCCGGCGTATATGATGTTTGCTGGAACGGTCATGCAACCGAACGGCACATTCAAAGAAAAAATGCAATTCACTGAAACCAATTTTGAATACTGTGTGCAAAACGAATTGAAATCAATTTCATCCCTTTTTTTGGAACCATTGTATTATTTCCAATCTCTCATAATAGGCATTCTACACTTTCTTGCAAATGTATTGAATGAAATACGCATTCTCATCAACTACATTCGACAAGCGATTGCGTCCATCATGTTGGACATCATGAGTCGCGGGCTCAACATAATGCAGCCCATCATTGGAATGTTCTTAAAGATGCGCGACATGATGGGAAAGGTGCAAGGCATCATGACGGCTTCTTTGTACACCGTGCTTGGAATTTATGACGCACTTCAGTCCGGGC